TTGATTCATTGAAACCAGAAACAGAAGAACCATTAATGTTTCAGATAGCTGAGCAAGTATACTCTGCTGTTGAGAAAGGTAAGTTAGAAGAGTGTGATATGTCATCCACAACTCTAGTTCTATCTGGTATGCTTGGACAGGTACAGACAGTACCAATGGAAGCAATGATGAAACATAAGGAAGCAATGGCGAAAAAGAATATACAGAACGTGGATCCAGTTGTTAGTGCAACTACAGTTGTTAATGTATACAGTGAGGATGACTTCGACGAACAGTTTGAGGCACTGAGTGCAGCACTAGCCGAAGAGGAGTGATATGTATAGTATTGCAGAGACACAGGATACCCGAATTGCTCAGTATACATTCGGTAAAAGCATAGCACAGTTTGGTGTTAGTGTATTTGCATGTAATGATGCACGCAAGGGTAAGAAAGTATTCGGCAATGATCCCGATCCAGTTAAGGAAATCATGCTGGATACGCAGGATAAAATTATTTCTGCACATATAAAGAAGAATAAGAAGGGTAAAGTTGCGGGTTATGAGGATATAATACGTGAGTGTGGTCAGACATACCAAGTACATCACAGAACTGTAACCTTTGGTAGTACATGGAGGAGTGATTCACTCAAACCAGCAAACTATTCGTTAGTCTATCATGCCAACTCACACACTCATTTCCGTTTTCCTGGTCTCAATAGACTCATTAGTCAAGGAGAAGGTGGACAAGTTGCGTGCTCAGGTATGGAAGACATGACTGCATGTGGAAGAAGAGTGCATGTCATACAAGAACACGAAGCCTTTACACCTAGTCCAAAAGGTAGTATAATAGTACCGATGCATGACATCTACTATCATAAGACCAAAGTGTACCAACACTACCCATTTCCTGTATCAGAACCAGATACAGTGCAAATAACAGTGAATGAACCAACATTAGTTCTTGAGTTCCTCATCAATGAGGAGCCAGATGTTGCACAGTTCACGCAATCATGGTTAAATCAGATAGAAGAGGGATTGATCGAAATAGTTAATAGGTAGATTATGCATGTGACTACAACTCTCAGGGATACTTTCGAGAACCTGACTGTTTTATACTATAAAGGATGCGGAGCAGGCTTTAAGTTCTTCGGGGATGACCCAGAGGAATACAGGCATTACATCAAGCAAGAGCATCTTGATCTTGTTAAGGGTATGTTTGAGAGGGAGTATAAAGACTACCCTGTTGACTTCATGCTTAGATTCTATATGCATAGCAGGTGCTTAGTGTTTCCTGAAGGTATATGGATGAGTGAGACAGCAAAGTATCCGCAGTATCTCAGGTATAGACCAGGTTCTAACCTGAGTTTTCGTGTGTCTGGAGTGACTAGGTTCACTGCATTGACTAATGATGCGAGTGCTATATGTATTGGTGCCAACCCAGATGCAGATGAAATACCATTACTACGCAGGTTAGTACACAAATGCTCAGGTAGTACAATGTTTATGCCACTATCTGAACAGTCTATCCTCATACCTACGGAGAATTGTACATGGGGTAAGAAGGATATTGAAGCAGGTCAACCAAGACGTGCGTTCATTGACTTCGATGAACTGGTATTTGAGAAACCAGGATACCTAATTGAGTTTGTTAACGAGCCAATGACAATAGAGGAAGAGCTGGTAAACTATGCACATCAATGGATATCAAAGGATATTGAGGTATTTGAGCGATGATGTTTATAGAAGATGGGATGTATCCGCAATGGCAGAAGCATTTAGATCATCCACCACTAGAGTATAAGCATCTTGAACGTGATAAGTTTGAGGAGTTACTCGATTTAATGATGGAAGCACACCCAGAGCATGAGCTTACACGATGGTTGATGCGTGGGTTCTGTATGAATGACGGAGATAGTACTGTCACATTCAGTTCTTTGGAAGGTCACCGTGTGTTACAATGGCATATTAACCACTTTGATGAGGAGGACAATGAATTCTTTGACCAGTGGTACGGAGAAGAGGAGGAAGCAGAGTTTGATTGGTAGTGTGCCAGTTGACAAACTGGTTAAAGGGGTTGCATTTATCCCACAACATGTGTATAATTATAGTATACAAGCAACAAAGCATTCATGACCACCGCAACCGCACCTGCAACACTCGAAGAAAGAGTAGAAGGATGGGTTCAGGATCTATGTGACGCACTAGAACTGAACTATAAGCACCACTCAATCGGTATGCATGAAGCATCACTCCGTGATGACATGCACTACTCCAGATATCATGAGGAGCAACTCTATAAGATCAAGGAAGGTACTGCGAACCTTAACAAGTACAAAGCGTACAAAGGTCGTAAGTATTGGAAGATCGTTATGCAAGAGAACCGCAGACATGAGGAAGGTTACACAGACAGTAGTGTACACGCATTCATAGATAGAAAGACAGGTGAAATCTACATGCCAGCAGGTTATGACAAACCTAATAGACTTGGCAAGTTCCCAGTTAGATTTGATCTAAGAATTATTAAGGACAGAGAGTATGTCCTTAACCCAACTAAATGTTCATGGTCAGGTGGTTATCTATATGATAGATCAACTTTACCTACCAAGTACATCTAAGACCCCACAAGGGGTCTCAGACCCCTTCTAGCACCATTTAATCATGCCAGTATATAGAGACTACGAAATCAGGATTAACCTCAATGAATTAATAGAACACAGGATACCTGCCTGTGATTTGTTGCATAAGGATCATTGCTTAACACCAGCACAAATTGCTGACATAGCACATGACATTAACATGGATTTAGATCTTCACCCAATATATCATCAGATAGATGATCACATCATGCGGTATGTTAACGCAGCAGGTATTGATAACACGGAACATTGGGTTGAACCACGACTTAAGGACTTGGATGAATGAGGAGATGGTGGAGATTATGGAAGTATGCATTAGGATCATTCAATGACGAAACAACAAAAAGGCACGACAATGCAGTTGCTATCATACGTAGCTTCATATTTGTCACTTACTTTATCACTAATTGCTTTATTGTTAGTGGTGTCATTAGGCACTGGTAATTAAATGAGAGATAAAATACTATTTGGTGACTGTAGACACACACTGGGTAATCTCAATGCGGAGATAACCACTGGTATTGGTGAACGTCCACGCATGTGTGTAACATCTCCACCTTACTATGGTCTAAGAGACTATGGTGGTGAGGAGAAACAGATAGGTATGGAGCAGACACCTGAGGAATATATCCAACAGTTAGTGGAAGTATTCTCTAGAGTGCGTGATGTCCTCAGTGATGACGGAACTCTATGGGTGAACATGGGTGATAGTTATTATAACTACAGACCTGGTAAGGGACAGGCATTAGTTAAACAAACTGTAAGCAACACGAAGCAGGATCTACCTGATAAATGTGCTAAACGTGCTAACAAATTAGATGGTCTCAAGGAAAAGGATCTCATGGGTATACCATGGATGTTAGCATTTGCACTACGTGCGGATGGATGGTACTTGAGACAGGATATAATCTGGCACAAGCCTAACCCCATGCCTGAGAGTGTTCGTGATAGATGTACTAAGTCGCATGAATACATTTTCCTACTAAGCAAGAGCAAGAATTATTATTATGACAATGAAGCAATCAAAGAACCAGTCAAACAAGACTGGGGAACACGGAATAGAGATAATGGGAAGTATCATAATGAGGGGACAGGGTTACAGCCACATAGTGGTCTCACCAAGTCTTACGAGACAAAGAATAAGCGTTCCGTATGGTCAGTTACGAATAAACCGTACAAAGGAGCACATTTCGCAACATTCCCCCCAGACCTCATTGAACCATGTATCTTGGCAGGGAGCAGTGAGGGTGATATAATATTAGATCCCTTTATGGGGTCAGGAACCACTGCTATGGTTGCCAAGAAACTAAGTAGATCATATATTGGGTGTGAACTCAATAAGGAGTATGCCAGTTTGCAAACTGACCGCATAGATAGCATTCCAACTAAATTACCTGATATACTATGGAAGTAATAATCACGGAGCAACCAGAAATGGATAGCGTCGTAACCCAAGTTGAGTTAGATACTCAGCAAATCAAGTATATCATAGACCTCATGTGGACAATAGATCCTGGTTTGGGTAACCAAGTGGCATGTAGGCACAATGTTGATGATGCTGACCTTGAAAAGCATCTCAATATTGTACTAGGTCGAGCACTAGATGAAATCGGTGTTGGTGCATCTGGTGTAAGGGGTTATCGTTTAGACGAACTCCAAGAGTAGACAGGCTACAAACTGTCACAACACATGTTGTAGAGCATCCAATATGCTCTATAATAAGTACATACACAACCAAAGGAGGTTCCTCTTGCTAATGTCACTACACTTCGGAAGACACTTCTGGTTAGATGAGAGTGATGAGTTATGCTCATGCCCAACATTCCAAGATGGTACACCTGATGAATCAAATTGGGATTATGTATCAGAGTGGACTGAACTAGAGGATGTTGACCTTAGTAAACTATTCTACGTTCACAAACAGTTAGTTACTGATGCTGTCTATGAGTATGAGGCAGCAAGATGAACGCTAAAGATATGTCTGCTTCATCGAAGCTTATCTTCATTCTGTCCTTCGTAAACTTTCTTCATTGGTCATGTCTTGTTATGTCACGTTTGGTGGTTACCGCAATCGCAAGCGGATCACTCGCAATGCAATCGAATGGTTCTTTCAACATCGTAAACTCAATCGCTTCAACACATTTGTCCATATCATAGACAGAAGGTTGTGGCCTGAGGATGATGGAACATGTTTATCCATCGATCAACTATCACGTCCTAGATACTTTGAGATCGAGATGGAGAACCGTCTTGATAACGGAGAACAGTATCTTACTACTCTATTCCATGAGTTAACTCATGTAGAGCAGAGACTGCGTGGTGATCACTCCCAGAGATTTGCTCAACGTCATACCGATAAGGTATTCATTGAGAACAAATGGAAGGGTGATGTTGTACCCAAAGACACTGCTTACATGGATGAACCATGGGAGATAGATGCCTACGCAAGAGAGAAGGTACTCTATAAAGAGTATAGAGAATATGAAGCAAATCTTAAAGATTGAACGTTTTTACGTCAAACCACCAGTAAATACTACAGAGTTTCTTAATGAACTCGATTGGTATCGTAGATCAGAGGCACCTGTACAGGCATATCTGACTGACTGGAATTTGTCTGGTAATGAGTTCTTTCAAGATTTTATAGGTCAACTCTATGTCCTCTACCCGAAGTATCAAGTCGAAGACCTATGGGTCGCTGCTTATAAACAAGGCGACTACGCAGAAACTCACGATCATAGTGGCTTTGATTGGAGTTTTGTTTGGTATCTGGACACCTGTTGTGATTGTCCTCCTCTCATATTCCCAAACGTAAAGAGACCATGGTTACCACCTAGGGTAGTAGCACCTAAGGTGGGAGATTTACATATATTTCCAGGTAAATATCACCATTATGTTCCTCCTCACACTTGTGAACATGAACGTATTGTGGTGTCTGGTAATCTTGCTACATATGATGGCATTAATAGTTGAAACACTATGGCGTTGGATCCAAACATTCAGAAGTACTTTGATTACAAGTTTGTAGAAGGTGAGTTACACATTTACATACGGAAGGAGTTTGTTGAAGAACTAGGTTGGACTGATCAAGACCTAGAGATATCATTTGGTGGTATCCGAAAGATGAACAAGTGGGGTGATGATGTATCACTATCTGTTCATAAGATCAAATCAAATGAGTATGTACACCCTTGGAATGAATTTAATGGCAACGGAAAAGGAACTAAAACAGATCGCTAGGTTTTATAAAGACTGCGAACATGGATTTGCAACTAATGATGGATACTATGGTGTCCCTGTAATGGGTAGTAACACTAAGTTGGCTTTAGTCCATAATGGTGCTATAATAAAGATATGCAGAAATGAAACCTCTGCACGTAACCTAGTAACTAGACTTCGTGGCAAGAATTGACCCAAAAGAATACATGCAAGATGGATGGGACAGTGCACCTGGTGTTGTTCATCCATACCAACGTGGATCCAGACATAACAAGATTGGTATGTGGATCATGTGGACCTACTACGTGATCTTTACACTAATGGTTGTTAGACTTATTATTGTATTGAATACATGAAACCCATTGTCAAGTATCAAGGTGGTAAGACGAGAGAATTACCATTGATACGTGAATTACTACCAAAAGAATATTCAGTAG